CCCGCGCAACTGGCGTGAAGGGTTTGCTGTGCTGACCTTCGTTGATGGTCAACTTCAATGGCCGGAGGTGGTTTACGTTATTGGAAATGGCAAGGTCGGATTCCGGGGAAGGGTTTGGGACGTATGAACGAAGCCAAAGTTATCGTCGTAGCGCGGGCTTTAGACGGTGAATGCGAAATCATCACGATGGTTGCAGAAAACAACCAGAGAGACCGGCGGAATTTCCTCTCGAAGTCATCACCTCAAAGACTGAGGCAGATGGCGCAACAATTCCTCAAGGTAGCAGACGAGGCGGAATATGGTTGAGTGGAACCAGACGTTAACGCCGAATTTCTCTGTCCGGGAAATGGGGTGCAAGTGCGATAGCTGCGATGGACGGGCAAGCATGGACGGCGACTTCATGGCCAAGCTGCAAGCCCTCCGGGACCGCGTAGGGCCGCTTACAGTGACCTCTGGCTATCGGTGCCTGCGACACCCTTCCGAGATCAAGAAAGTCACCCCAGGGGCGCACACAGCGGGCCGGGCGGCTGATATAGCTGTGGATGGGCCGCGCCGGTATGAAATCCTGCGGCACGTCCACGAATTGGGCTTTGTCGGCATCGGGTTCGGCAAGACATTCATTCACCTTGACGACGGCCACCCTTCGCCGGGTGTGCTGCGTCCGACTTCGTGGACATATTAGCGGCGATCCGCTTGATCTCGTCCCTGCGTTCTGGCGGCACGAAAACTTCGACGCGCACAAGACCCGCCTCTTTGAGACGGGCCTTGAACGCTGCCTGACGTTCGGCGGTGGTTCGGGGCATTAGTCACCTAAATCCAGATCGTTGAGTAAGTCGCGAAGTCCTCGCATTGCTTCCAGACCAACGACTATTGACGCAGTTTTCGTTGTATCGCGCTTTTCGCCAAAAGATGTTTCTGACACTTCGATTTCCATCCAACCTGACGCGGGTTTGTCCTGCTTCAATCCCATAACACGGATGGTGCAGTGGCGGGAGCCATTTCCGTATCTTTTCCAAGATGGTTTCACCCCTCTTTGGGTGACGGTGACACTATCGCGGTCTGTGTTTTTCCCATTCATCCGATACGGCCAACGAGGGCCTACAACTACGTGTTCTGTTTTGTTCATGTCTTCCTCCTGTTGATCGGGTTACGCGGATTGGGGAATGGTTGCCAGAAACGATTGTGCTTCGCGGAGTTGAGTGTTCAGGCTGAAAATGGCATCGGCCTTGCCTTCGTTGTCGCCGTCTTCGCAGTAGTCGCGGGCATCGGCACAATCCTGCGCCGCAGCCAAAAGGCTTTGTCGGACGCGCTCTAATCTTGCTGCTTGCTGTTCTAAGGTCATCGTTTCTCTCCTTTGTTGATACATAGTATGTAATACGTTACCGGTAACAATACAACCCCTGAAGGAAATAAAAATGGACTGGAAAGGCATTATCTCCAACGTCGCCCCTGTTTTGGGTACAGCGATAGGTGGTCCCTTCGGCGGGATAGCGGCAAAATTCATCACTGGGGCCATTCTTGGTGAGGAAAACGCCACCGACGATATTGATCAGGCGAAGGAAGCCATCCTGTCAGCCAACCCGGATTCCCTGCTGAAACTGAAAGAAGCTGAGTACAAGTTCAAGGCCGATATGAAGCGGCTGGAGATTGACGAGCAAAAGCTTGGAAACGACGACCGCGACTCCGCACGGGAGCGGGAGATACAAACCAAGGACAAAATGCCCGCATTAATCGCCCTGAGCGCCCTTGCGGGTTTCTTCGGTATCCTCCTAGCCATGATATTCGTGGCGCTTCCAGAGGCCGCAGAACAGCCCCTGGCGGTGATGTTAGGGGCATTGGGCACGCTGGTAACGCAGATCGGCGCGTATTACTTCGGATCGTCTGCCGGGTCTTCCAAGAAAAACGACATTATCGCCGCGATGAAGCGTTAGGCTACTCGTATGACACCGACACAGGCCCGAAGAATGCACACCACCCGATCACGGGCTTTTCAAAGCAAGGCCAGCGCCAAGTCCTTAAATGAATTCTGAAAGACAACATCTCACTTCCTTCCTTGCTCTGCTACCCGGACTTCACCAATTGCAGCCGTTTTGTCGGGATCCATCTCCACCTCCAAAGTTTACTCATGCGGACCAGGATTATGTCGGTCGTCCTATCATGTCAGTCTCGCAGTTGGCCTCGTCTATGCGACCGCATCGAGAACGGCATAGGCCGCTTCGAGCGTCTCGCAGGTTTTCTTAAATTTCCGGTCTCGCCGAATTTCGACCAGTGTTTCACCGACGACCCGGTCGTTATCGGTTGAAAGGTCTAAAGTCAGGTAATGTGCAGGCAGCGTTGCGCTAATCACCGTACCTGCCGGTGTCCGCTCCATAAGTTCAGCCAGTTCATTCCCGAACAATTGAAATCTCTGTTTCATGATCAAATCCTCCTAGTTGCGATGGCCCCAGCGGACCGCATCGCAGTTATTGCATTGCCGAAACTCACCCCGTCCGGTCGTGACGTTGAACCAGTCATGAATGCCGATAAGGCATATGAAGTCTCGGATGAGTTGGTGCATTTCTCGTACCTCGCTCAGTTTTGCGAAGCCGTGATGCGGCCATCTAAATGGGAATCGATCCGACCCTTACGCGCCAGCCGGAGGATGTCATTCATCTGCAGGGTGTGTTCACCGTCGATCTCGAACCACGATTTCGTATCGTCGTGCTTGTTTGATAGACGCCCCTCGCTAGCGGCTTTCACAATTTCATCATCTGTCAGCATCGATAGGCCTCCTAATCGACTTCCGGAACCGGTCGCCATTCGTTGGTTACATCAACCGGCATGTTGTTTTCGATGGCGGTCAGGTGCCACATCTGTTCCAGGACACCCGCTCGCCAGCGAAGCCGAAAAGTCGGGGCCTCTTGCACCATGCGGTGACCGTCGAAATCTCCAAGATCTAGCGCCATATCAAATCCTCGTTTCAGACGGTCTTGAGTTTCTTCTTGAGATAGATGTAGACACTGCCCCTCTGTGGGGATGGGACGATTGAGAACACGTCCCAGCCAGCCTTATCCAAATCATGCAGATTGCCCGGTGTCGGAAGATCGTTCGTGGAAATCACGCCGTACCGGCCCGTCGACTGAATTAGATTCTCGATATCTTTCATTACTGCCTCACATTAACGGTTGCGCCCCCACCGGAGGCATAATTGATCTGCACGTTGACAGTTACATGGATGGCTTTGTCGCCACAGTTCGCCGTTGCTTCATCGACGGCCTGGCGCGTTCCGATTGCCACCGCGTTTTTCAGCTTCGAGATAATCGATTGCTGTTCGCGTTCCTCGTATTCGTCCAGATATCTGCTCATACTGCTATACCCTCGTTTAAAAAAGTCGCCCGGTGCCGTCGCAATGCGGGCAATCGGCTACCCCGGCACAGAAAAAGTCGTCTGGTGCAGTCAATGGGTTGACCGTTCCCTTGCCCGCGCATGTCGAACACTCGTCACAGCGGCAATCATGTCTGCCGCATTCGTAGCAGGGCGGCTCGCCGTATTCGCACAATCCCGTCGCGCCGGGTTTCGGTGACGAACCATTGTCAGGCGGTAAGCGCGACTCCGCCTGCACGGCTGCGGGCTTCGTTTCGGTGTCAGTCATGCTCGCCAGCCTTTCCTGCGGTTCCGCTATTCTCGGACGGGTTTTGCGGGGAAACCGACGTATCGCGGGGCGCGATGACACGCTCAAGGTCGCCGGGTTCCGGCCACTGGAATGCGTGAGCCTTTCCCGTCAGAACAGCCCACGCCGCTTTGATGCGTTCCAGCCCAAAGGTGTGATACGGTTCACATACGGCGCGATACCAAAGCACTTTGGTTCCGCCGCCGATGTCACGCTCAACGCCTGCCTGACAGTCCGGCCCGGCGAAAACTCTATCGAGCGTATGGATGTACCATTCAGCCATTTTCTTTCCCTTCATTAACCGACGTATCCTTACAATCGCTACACACCTCTACGTCAGGCCCGCAAACCCACTCGTCAAAGCAAGGCGGGTCGCCAAACTGGGCGCAGAATTTTTCGCAACGTTCTTTTTCAGTCTCAGTCATGCTGCTCTGTCCTGTATGTCAGATGGCAGGGACACATATATGCCCTGCTGTGCGAAGTGCCGCGCCACTTCCTCGATATATCGTGACTTCTGCTTCTTGGTCATGATGCGTGTAACCGGGAATTCCACTGGCGGCTTCATGAATGCCAACTTCACTTCGTAAGAATGCGGCTTCACAACGCGGTCGTACTGCTCCCGGAAGTCGTCGTTCTCCGCCCTGAGTATCGGGACGCCGATCCGCAGCTTGCAGTAAGCCTGTATGTCTTCTGGTGTTTCGTCGCCCTTTGCCCCGGCTATCTGCACCATGATGCGCCACTGCAACCTGTTCTGCGGGTCTGTCCGCTTCTCCTCATAGTCCCGCACAACCACTTCCTTCGGCGCGTCTGGATTCAGGTTGATGGACCGTATCAATCGACAAGCGGCTTCTACCTGTTCCGGGCCTCTGAGGATGATGGTGTTCATTGGCCCTGCGCCTTGCAAACAGCCCTAACCAAGCGCGAGAAAACAGCCCATGCGTAGTCATCTTTCTGGCCGACATCCGCGACAATTTCCATTGCCTTTTGTGCTGCTTCCAGCAAATCCGGCGCTGCGGCTATAAGGCGGGCGTTGGCTGCGCTGACTTCCAGATAAGCACAGTCAGACGAGTATTCGCTGTAGACTGTGCCGTCACATACTTCGATAACAATGCTTGTCCCGTAATTCAGACCATCGGCTTCCGAAATGAGGCGGTGCGTCTCAAACGTTCCGTCAGCGGGCGGCTCTGTCCAATCCCATTTCCAAGGCCCCGGTGTGTATTTCGTCATATCTCTCTCCTAAAGTGCCGGGGGTTTACGCAACCCGCCCCCGGCTCGGGCGTTACACGGGTTAGGGTCCTTTGGGGCGAGGAAAAGCCCTGCGGTCGTTTCCGATCCCGCACCCATGCCGCCTGCGTTCACGTTTCGATGGAAAACTTGATATTCTTAACCTCACCTTCGTCGCCTAGATCAACGTCGAGCCAATACGCGCTGTCTTCATCGAAGCAATGCAGGTACTCTGTCGCTTTGTTTGCCTCCTCAAGAAGCGCGCTATATACTTCGTCATTCGTCAGCGTGATAATCATCATGCTATCCTTTCTTTCGCCCAATCCCCAAACGAGAGGAATGGAATCTCATCATCTAAATCCGCAGCGTGTCCGCCGCCTTCCGGCTCAGATCCGCCGCCACTGCTCTGGCCGTCACTCTTGCTATCCAGCATCACCAGTTCACCGCGATACTTCTGCAACACGACTTCGGTTGAATACTTGTCCTGCCCGGATTGGTCGGTCCATTTGCGGGTCTGTAGAGAACCGGTCAGCGATATAAGCGCGCCCTTCTTTATGTATTTTTCGCACACATCCGCTAGCTTCTCGTTAAAGACAACGCAGCGGTGAAACTCTGCTTTTTCCTGCTTGTTGCCATCGCGGTCGTTCCATCGTTCGGAAGTGACAACGGTCATATTCACGACCTTGCCGCCGTTGGTCATCATCCGAGACTCCGGGTCTCTGGCGAGACGGCCAATAAGCGTTACTCTGTTTAGGCTACCTGACATAGGAATCCCCTCTCTTGATTGCTGTGATGGTGTTGTAATTAATGTCGAGTTGGTTCGCTATCTTCCGGGCGCTATCCCCGGCATGGAGGCGTTGCCGGATATGCTGGACTTGGCATTCCTTCAAATGCTTTCTGTTGCCACCTGCCGCCCGTCCTTTTGACACCATATCTGCAACATTGATTTTTCGTGTTGCGACAAACAGGTGATCTGGGTTCACGCAAAATCTGTTGTCGCATGTGTGGCAAACATCCAACCCGTCAGGCACATCGCCGCAAAACAGGTAGTAAGCCGCCCTGTGCGCGCCCATATGTCCGCGTTCTGTTTTTATGTTACCATATCCATTGCCCTTGCCACCACCCTTCCATTCCCAGCAAACGTTGGGGTCAAACCCATGCGCGTTCACTTTCGAAAGAAAGCGAGTGTACTTATTGGGGATGAATGCGCGGTGCTCGCTCATGCTGCGATGTCCTTTTCCTGAAACGTGTGAATGCACTGCAAAATCTTGTCGCGTTCCTCAAGAACGGATTCCAGCGCGGTGGTTAGCTTGGCGTGAAAGCCTTTATCTGCTTTCTGTCTGCACACCAAAAGAGGCAGGGACGGGTGGTAGAATATCAGGTCGCACCATGCCCGTTCGGCAACCATCATCTGCCCTTGGGTTTGCTGGATATAGCCAGGATCAATCGTCTGATTGTCCTGCCAGCGAACAATAGCCTTGGCGTGGTTTTCCGCCTTCAAACACTTCACCTCTGCCATGCCGTCATCGCCAATTAGAGCGTCCGGTGAGCAGCCCCATTTTACATCATTATCGGTAACGAAACCAACAGAAACAGGGTCGCAATCGTACATAAATGAATAGGTCGCAAGGGCTTCGGATTCCATTTCCTTCCCGCGTTCCATCCACTCGGTTGCGAACTCGTATTCGCTTGTTCCGGCGTACATCTGACAGGCGAGTGTGTAGGCATATTCAGATGCCGACTTTGACGGCTCGCCCTTCGATGTAACGAGCTTTTTGAACTCGCTCGCTGTCGGCTTGCCTGCTCTAAGGGAAAACCATGACGGGCTACGTTGTTCGATATCATGCACCTGCATTTTTCTGCGCCTTCTTCTGTTCAAGTTGGGCCTTCAATTTGTCGAATTGCCCGACCATGATTTCATCGAGGGAGTCAGCGTGAGCCGCAGCCAGAAACCTGCTTAAGTCGGTCCCGGTGTCTTCGATCAGCCCTTCCAAGACCGCTATATGGCCTTTATCGATGTACTCGATTACAAGGCCGTCGCTGTCCTGGTCCTTCGTTGCCAGCCCAAGAATGGCGAGCAACGTGTAGCGTTGCAGGTAGCTGACAGTGGATCCGATGGCCTGAATGTTGTTCTTCCCGCCCGACTGGTCGGATGGCCCTGAAAGGCTGTTGCGCTCGCTGTGGCCAAGGTCGTGCGTCAAAACACATGCAACGCAGATCATCCCGTTGTCCTGCTTGGTTTCCCAGCGATAAGATAGGCCGTTCTTACTCAGAACGGGGTTAACCGCAGCCGTGATGCTGTCCAGCGTGGCGTGGTCATATTCGGTTACGCCGTTGTTCTTGGTGTCGAACCGAACATGTTTGTTTTTGCCCAACGCAGGCGCTTCCGCCTTGAACGCAGCCACGGCCCGAACGTATGCCTTCTTGGCCTCATTTGCTTCGTGCCGCTCCTGCAAATCCATCAACTTTGCGAGCTGATCAATGTCAGCGCCTTTCTCGATGGCGATTTGAATCATCTCCATTGGCGTAATGACTTGCGCCGTCTCGATTTGATGCTCTTGTCGTGTAGCTACTTCACCCATTGGTGTTCTCCTGTCTCTGTCGGTCTATAATCCGCTCGGCTGTCGCCATGATGGCTTCAAGCGTTTCCATGTTGCCGTCATCCATCGGCATGTGCAGTTTTTCCGCCGCCCTCAATCCGGCAAAGCAGACATCGATCAATTCCGTTGATCTTTCGAGGTTGCGAAGGTTGGTCATATCGCCACCAGGGTCTCGTAAACGACCGTGAATATCAGGACGCCGATACAGAAGGCGTAGAAGCATCCGGTTATGAATGTTTTGAAGGCCATCTTCCTTGCAGTCCGGGGTGGTCTCCTGAAATCGCGACCACCCCACATTATCGAACTGCCCTTTCCTTAATGGTTGATCCAATGCCTTCCGGCACCCCGAAAGCCGCCCCGGAATTTGTGGCGGCAACCGGGCGATAGACTCGCGATGTCTTCTCCTATTGCTTGGCTCGTGCAAGGGCGGCGCGGACCATTCTCAGAGCCTTACGCGTCGTCATGAAGGGCTTTGTTCCTCTGGCACTGCATCCGATTTGCCGAATACTCTGCAACATCGTTTCTGCTGCATCCAACGCCTCCACCAGTTCCTCGTTGATCGCGGCGAGGCGGTCGAGTTCGTTTGCTGCCTCAATACAAATATGATCATTGCGGCAACTGTTGTGGGCGGGTGAGCATACATTACGATCTAAAAGCCGATCTTGAATGCTGCGCGGCGTGTGCTGTGTGTCGCTCATGACTTCATCCTTTCCAAAATCCTGTCTATCCGCGCCAGCCGGTAGCGTGTAAGGGCCAGGTAGTAGCGGGTGAGGTGGGCGGTCATTGGGGCGGCTCCGGTAGCGGCATCCAGTGGGTTATTCTCAGCGCCCCCGAGTTTTTCAGTTCATCAATATCAGCGTTCTCAAGGTCGTCTATGAGGTAGCCCGTCTCGGCATCAAACAAGAGGCCAGTAACCTCGACAACAAAGCCGACATTTGCCAAGTCGTTTCCGGACACAAAGCCACTGGTCGAGGTCGGGTTTTCGTAAACAATATCTATCGGATTGGGCGACCCGTCTAAATCACGGTGACCGTCGATTGTCGCGCAGCCAACCAGCGAAACAATGATCTCTTGCAAATCATTTCGCGGAATCGTCCCAATCGGTTGCCATTCGCTCATGCCCGGCTCCTCTCTATCTCTCCGATGGCGTCGTTGAAGGCGTCCTCAAGCCCGTTTAAGGCGTCCTCACAGGCGTTGTTGCGGGGAATGCCGCGAACCATCTTCAGAAGGAACGACAAGTCGCTGATAGCGCCTTTGGCTACCGTCTCGTCATCGTCTGACCATCTAATGTCGAATGCGCGGGAGTCGAAGTCGTCGGGATATGACATATCTGCCTCGTAATACATTTCGGTTGCGCGAATGTTGAGCATGGTTAGGAATACTCCCGCGACCCGTCCATAAGGTCGTAGGTGCCTGATCCGTGGCCTATGCAGAGTCCGTCAATCTTGTGGCGGGCCAGCCCGAACGGGCCTAGGACGGCGTGGTTTTCTGATAGCCAGCGCCTATCAGGGTCGGTCATGCGAGACCTGCCGACACGCGCCATAATCGTCAGGACCATGTCTTCTTTCGTTTTTTCGCAACCGTATTCGTCAATAATTCTGACATCCGGCTTTTCCCAAAGGTCCATCCAGTCGGGAAGGTCTTTGATGCCGCGATCTGGAAATGCGTTAAGGGAAAAGCACCATCCGGCGCTGGACTTGCCTATATGCAGTTTATCCCGACAGCGCACGCAAGTTTCGCAAGCGTCAAATTCAGCGTAGTAATTGGTTCCCATCTTCAATCTCCTGTTCCTACCGCCTCGGCCCGGCCACCTGACGGCTCCGGGCTTTGGGCGATAGACTCGCTAAGTTGGTGGGATCAAGCTATCGCTGCGACAGCAATCGCGAGGTAAATTTCGGCAGCACGCCAATCCCCGGCCTTCCGCGCATTTTTCGCCAATTCCATGTATTCCTTGTAAGTGTTTGTCATCATTTCCATCCTTGTTGTTCCTACCCCAAAACCCCCGCCACTCTTTCGAGCCGGGGGAGACGGGCGATTAACGCGGGGGAGCGTTACGCGGCTTCGATTTGTGCTGTGAGGCCCGGATGACGGTTCATAAATTCCCGATACCAGTCCCAAGCCTCATCAAAGGTTTTGAACGTAATGCCATCCCAAACCTTTTTGGTGCATTCGAGGTCGCGGTAAAAAGTGACTGTGAATGTGTTCGGCATCGCTTCTCATCCTTGTTGATGATCAATATATACGCTATGCGTTTTACAATGTCAATGCGTATCGCAAAAAAATATTGACACTATTTTGCGGGTCGCATATGTATATGACATGACAGAGATTCAGAAAATCCGCGAACGCATGGGACTGTCGCAGACGG